AAGGTCTTCAAGGTTCTTGATCTTCCCAAGTGGCACATAGGTGACCGGCGTGCTTTCTTCCTTTACGACTGGCTGTAACGCAAACAGATCGAATTCAGCGCCATCATTGAAAAAAGCCTTGTGCAGTTTCTCACGCGTTGGATGGACGATAGGAACGTAGAACGGTTGTGACAGCGTGAATGACATTTCATCGACCATTGGAAACAGCTTGATAAGTTCTTCCTTCCGTTCAAGGATGTCAGAACGTTCAACCGGTTCAGTTAATGGAAGGATGACGCGGAACTTATCGACGTTATGCTTCTGCGGATTTCTATGATTGTAGGTCGTGTAGATGATGTACGAAAGGTCGTTGAAAAATACACGTGCATCGTCAATGGTAAATGGGTCTGCGTTGGTGCGTTCCAATTTCGCTGGATCGTTGTCGATGTCCAAAACGATCATATCAGCCGAAATTGTGTTTGCGATACAGCGCGAGTACTGCTTGCCGTGTCCGTAGTCAGGCTGCATAACAGCACCGTCTTCTACGGTGACCATTTTGAATGGCACGAACAGTGGAAATTTGAGTGATTTGAGTGATTTGAGTGATTCACGGTCTTCTGTAACCGTAGGTTTGCGAGTTAGACGATGCGCTAATGCGTACCAACCTTCGCTTACGTGCTTAACCTGAGTAGTTTTAACTCCATCAACTAACGTGATGTGGAACTGACGTTCTTTTGTTTTTATAATTGTCATTGTGTTGTGGTCCTTGGTGGTTAGAAAGGGGGTGTAAGGTAACCAGCCCTACACCCATCACAGGGAGCTAACCTGTGACTTACCTGAATACTTTATTGTGCGTTTTGCTGATTGCGTGCAGCAACGGTTAAGCATCTGTCGAACTCGTAATTCGCTCTCATTTTGTCTTTGTGTTCTTGGATAAATTCGTTACCGCGTTTGCCAATTTTGTTTGCAAGCCTTGAAAATATTTCGTCTAACGTTTTCGCATCGGTTGTTGAGAGCATTTTGGATGCGAAGAAAATATGCGCAAGCAGTTGCAATTCTTCAAGTCCTGCTTTTGATTCAAAGGCATCGATGTTTGCGTAACGTTCTTCAAGTTGGGTAAAAGTTAAAAGCATTTTGTGTCTCCTAAAGTTCAGCAAATCAGTTTTGCTGTTGAGATTATTTATAAGATTGGGTAAAACTTTAGGAAGATTGAGCGCACTTTGGATAATCCCCATAATCCGATAATCTGATGGCTTCGTGAGCGGAGTAAGTTGGTGTCTCAAGTTTAACATTATTGACTATACTACGTCTTAATATAACTGCAAACTTGAGACACCAAAACTGAAATGCGGAGAACGGTCAGGTCTGGTGTCTCAAGTTTAACATTATTGACTATACTACGTCTTAATATAACTGCAAACTTGAGACACCAAGTTGTATGGAATGCAACAAAGCTCGACAATTGCAAATCTTATAACGCTGCATTCGACCATCACAATGACGCGTAAAGTCCGCTGCACGGACGTGGCCCTTAGGGCCACCCAAGGTCAATTCAAGCGGGGCCCAAGCCACTTTTTCGTCAAAAAGTGTGACTGAGACTCAACCTGAGGTCCCAGCCTATATCTGAGACACTGCCTCCAGCCTAACCTCAGGTTGAGGCCCAGTCATCGTCACGCCGTTTGCGATTTCACCTCGAAAAGCTCGATAGACCCCATACCACACTGTGAAACGTCTGTACCGTAGGTGCTCAGAGACCTCCATCGTACCAACGTAACCAGAGGGGTCTGATGAGGCCCAGACCCACACGCGTGCAGCATCATCACAGTCCCTCACACCACTGAACACCTTCTAACACTATCTGCGACACACTCCACCACTGACACGATCTGGCCTGCACACCTTCATACGCAACGTGTGCTGTTCCATCGTCACACCCTGTGAGGCTTAGTGAGGCTCAGAGGTGTGAGGTGTCTAACACCTACCAGAGGTGCGCATCACTCAGCACTGTCTAGCCTCAACAGAGGTACGCGCCATCGTTACATCCCCGTTACAAAACAACTGTGTACAGGGGCTGGGAACCTTGAACGCTGTCGGGGATGGCGATGTCGGCTAACTGGCTCCCAGAGTGCTGGCAGTGAAGTGTGATTTTTCCGTTCCCCACGCTGCGCGTGGGCAGTTAGGAAAGTTCCCGGAGGGTAGAAACAGAATGTGGGGCCGTGCCGGCCCTTCGGTGTGTAAAGGGCCCTTCGGTGTGTAAAGGGTTGGGGTAGGGTCAAACACTAATCACTATTTTAAATCCGCTGTCCTGTAAATCCCTGACCGCTCTCGCTTTAATTCGATGCATCTCGTCCACCGATGCTACCTCGCCAATGTGGTATGCATAAACTTTTGGAGTGTATTTGCTGTCCTTCATTTCGTTATACCACGTGCGCAAATCACTCTCGCTTTCATTATAGAAGACGTGTTTGCCCTTCAAGAACATTACGTAATTTGCCAAGCAGTGATTGAACGCGCCACGCTTGATGTACTTGCGTCCATCTTCAACTACGCCACTGTTTCCAAAGTTGATATCGAATTGCAGGTTGCTTGAATTAATAACCCTTGGGTTCGATGAATGTCTAATTTCAGCCTTCATCCGTTCATAATCAACTAGCGCATACACGATCTGCTGCTTCTCCCTTATGAACGCCGTCATCGTCAATTCTCCTTGTTCTGATTCGCCATTCTAGCAGTTTTCCGGGAGGTGTTCAATCTTCGTGACCACACGCGCATTTACTATAAATAATTCCATAAGACGACTGATGAATTTCATTTTAAGCCCCAGTTAGCGTGGGTCGGTGACGAGGGTTGAGTCTAATAAATTCAATCTGTGCTGTATCAGTCGTTGGTTACAGTTCCAGCACACCTATCCAAGATAAGAGTCAAACGCTATCAGGAAAGTCCAAGACCGCTTTCCACCCCTACAAACTACCCGGCAGGTATCCAATGGCAGAACCGAAAACGAAAGTATCTAACCCACGCATCGAGCTACCACTGCACACTGCCATCCTGTACTACAAGACCATTCACAGGGTCTATGCCTCATCCATTGAGCGAAACTACACCTACTGTTCAGAGCGCAAGCTTGACGGTGTAACTCTCGCTGAAACTCTCACCCATCTACAGACCTACGAAGCAAAGTTGCTTGGCTGGCCTATCGCAGACACGCAGATCATCATCTGCAATGTTATGCCTCTCTAAAATCCACGATCCACGCTACCTCGAAGACGTATGCCTCTCTAAATCTCCCATCCGTTTGACCCTCCACTAAATAGACTCATCGCAACACAAGCAACGCTGATGGAGGTCAGCAAATATGGGAAGACCCCTTACCGACAAAGTACGACCAACAAAGCATCTTACAAAAGAACACATTGTTAAGATGGCTGAAATCACCGAAGAGCGCAAAGAAGAAGCGCTCGACGAAAACCACACGATCAAACTCCACTACGGATTCAAAAATCAGAAAGCTCTCTGGCAGAACGCTAACGAGGAAGACCGTCACGCCATTGTTTATGGTATGGCCTTTTTCGATGGCGCTATCAAGAAAGGGATGTCTGACATCGCGCGTTTCTTCGGGTTAGAACCAAAGGAACTGAAACCGTACCACGAGACCTTCGAAATGGCGAAGATCGCTCTGAAACTCAAAATTCAGCGCAACGTCATCTCACTTGGTTTGCAGCGCGAGGATATGGTCAATCTCAAGTTCAACTTGCTGTTGCAGTACGCCGAGCAGACAGTCAATCCTCAGCACGAGGGTGTTGAATCAATCGACGAAACCAAGCCAATCACGATCAACGTTATCACGAAGGACACGGTCCCTCAGGGACCCAACGAAACCACCGTCTCTAACGCGGCTTCGGACTACTCTTCAGCGGGGTCGAGTCTCCAATAATGGAACTAAACCTCCTGAAACATCAGGCAGAGTTCATAGCAGATACCTCAACCCGTAACCTAGCCTTAGTTGGTGGTTACGGGTGCGGTAAGACGATGGCCCTTGCTACCAAGCTCGTCGTGCTTGCGCTTATGAACCCCGGTTATGTCGGCATCGCTCTGTCTCCAACCTTTCCAATGGCTACCAAGGTGCTTGTTCCTACCATCGAGGACACCCTTCGAGAGCACAACATCGACTACACGTTCAACAAATCAGAACTGCTTTTCAAGATAAAGACTGGTCCGAGAACCGAAACCAAGCTGTTCATCCTATCCGCTGAAAACTACAAGCGTGCCGCTGGTATCAACGCTGCGTTTTTCGGTATCGATGAGGGTGACCTTATGGATATGGACACGTTCATCGCGTCATATCAGATGCTGTCTTCACGTCTTCGTAAGGGACTGGTTTATCAAGGTGTCGTTGTCTCCACCCCGGAAGGGTTCAAGGGAGTGCATAAGTTCTTCGTTGAAGAGGTTATCACCACACCAGCGCTGGGCAAGGATAGGAAGTTGATCAAGGCTTCAACCTACGACAACCCATTTCTGCCCAAGGAATACATTGAGGGTCTGGAGAATCAATACCCAGAGCACCTTATCAAGGCGTACCTAATGGGCGAGTTCGTCAATCTTCAGGGCGCTACCGTTTATTGGAAGTTCGACGATTCAGTAAATCAAACTGACAAAACCATCGCTGACTTCTCTGGTCAGTACCTTCACATCGGGCAGGATTTTAACAAATCGATTAACGCCGCTGTCGTGTCTGTTATCAAGGACCAGAAGGTGTATGCCATCGACGAAATCTATGGGTCTCGTGACACCGACGATCTCATTAAGGAAATTGAGCGTCGCTACCCTTGGCACGTGCAAAACCTTGCGATCAAGTTCTACCCGGATGCTTCTGGTTTCGAAGGTATTCAGCAACTGCGCAGGAAGTTTGGCGACGCTAACGTGCGTCATCCAGCATCCAATCCAAAGATCGAACGTCGTGTCGCCGCTGTCAATGAGAAGTTCAAGCCGTATGGGCGTGCTGCTGAGGCGTTTATCAACAAGGATAAGTGCCCAATGCTCTACAAAGGTATTACCCAACAGATTTTCGATCACCACGGACTGCCCGACAAGAAGGCTGGCATCGACCATCAGACCGATGCGTTTGGGTACTTCATCAACTATCAGTTCCCAGTCGCAGGGAAGGTAACTGCACGCATAGATTGAGGCTTGACTCATAAATAGATTACATCTATCTGTCTGAGGCTCGCCTGAATGAAAACTCTTAACTATTCCAATCTTAACAATGCTGACACAAGTGCTGCGCAGACGCTTATTGATTATTACGAAGGCGATCAAACAAAACATCTGACAGCGCTTATGGATTCCCAGCGCAAGAACTGGAAACAAAGAAATTTTATTCCATACACACGCAACATCACCAAAACAATCGTTGAGAAATCAGGATTGCTTTTCAACGCACCACCAAAGTTAGAAATCTTCAACGGCGCAGGAACGAAGCCAGTTATCGACTCGACTTTCAATCAGTTGATGGACAACTCTGACTGGCTCGAATTCTTTCAAAACGTCGATGTCTATACGCGTCTTTTGAAATCAATCGTCGTCCTTCAGCAACGTTACGTTGCACAACCAACGCTAACCACTGGTGGTCTCTACGCACCAAACTTCCAACAGGGCGATGCACTTCTCCTCACGTTACTAACTCGTGCAAATTCTGACGTGGTGTTAGACATCACTGGCACGATCATCCTTGAACTTGCCTTCCTAACGTCCGACATAACGAACGGTAATGAATTTACTTACCGCGATATCACCGCAGACGAAATTTCTGACTGGCACGTAGTCGGTGACAAAGAAACACTCATTAAGACACAACCGAATATAGACGGATTCGTCCCAGCGACCTTCGTCTATGACGTTAATAAGCCACGTAAGGGAGCTTGGGTAAAGCCTCCAGAGGACATCATAGACCTTCAGGATCAAGTCAATCTGGCTATCACGGACACCGCTGTTGCGATGGCGCACCAGAAACAGAAGACCCTATACACCAACGCTGTTATGTCTGGTTCTTCTGTATCAAATCCAAGTTCTCCAAACTTCGGCGCACCTTTCGCGGAAGAAGGTTTCACTCCAGCAGGAACGTCCTACGGTTCCAATACAATGAACGCATCCGCGATGGGTGGGTTAGGGAACGTTGTCACTGTTCAAACTGGTGACCCAACCGTTGCACCTTTCGTCAAATTCGATGGTCCAGTTTCAGACTTGGACAAGCTCACCGACGTTATGGACCAGTTGATCAAGTCGGTTGCTGAAGACTGGTGCGTGAATATGCGTAACGACAAGAATGCTCGCGCCAATTCTGGTTTTCAAATCATTGTTGAAGACCGTGACAACTTGCAACTGCGTGATCGTCGTGCGCAATCGATGCAGGCAGCGTTCAGACGTTTCTACAACGTGTGCCAAAGACTCTATCCAACTCTCACCGCTGGGATGTTGAAGGTCAATTTTGCACCACCGACACTTCCAGTTGATACAGCAGAACAAGAAACTATGTGGGCTGCAAAAATCGCTGATGGTCGTGCTTCTATTCTTGACTACTTCCGCACCGTCGAAGGTCTGGACGATCAATCCGCGTGGGAAAAAATCTACGAGATTCAAGATGTAAATCAGAAGCTCGGAATCACTACAACTCTCACCGCTGCGACTCAAGCCTTATCACCTCCACCAGCCCCCGCTGGCAATTCTAACGCTGGCTCAAATCCTACAGGGAACGTCTGATTCTCTGAGTCAGTTTTCACCACCTCCCTATAAATATTTGCACGCAATGAGGGTGTAGGCCCTCGCCGTTTCAAAAGCAAATTCAACAGGAGGTTGAAATGACTGAGCAAGTCAATGATTCATCAGCAAGCGTGAATGGAGATTCACAAGAGACAGTCGAAAGTTTAAAAGCACGACTCGCAGAATTAGATTCAACAGTCGCATCACTTAATTCAGAAGCCACGAAACATAAAGCCCTTCGTCGTCAAGCAGAAAAAGAGAGAGACGAATTTAAGACCAAAGTCAAAACGACAGACACGTCTGAACAAGATTACAAGCAGTTGTGGCAGCAAACGAATGACAAGCTTTCTAAGACATTAGAAAGAGCGAAAAAAGCCGACATAAACACCGCTCTAAGCGAGCAGTTTAACAAGTCGAAAGTTTCGTCTGACAAGTTTGGTGCGGCACTGAAGCTCGTAGATCACTCATTGATTGAGTGGAACGAGGATGAAGGAATTGATGGTCGCTCAATCACGGCAGCAGTTCAAAAGTTGAAGTCAGAACACGGCTTCCTTTTCGAATCAATGGTCGCAGCAACTGACCCCAAAACCCCCGGCGATGCCAGTTCTAAAAACAACACGATTACCCGTACAGCTTTCGAGGCTCTTTCTCCTATGGACAAGGCCGCAAAGATGAAGTCGGGAATAAAACTTATTGACTAACACTTAGGAGTCTCTTATGACAGCTCTAGCAGGTTCAAACACTCTCACTGGTTTAATTCCAGTAATTTACGAAGCGATGGACGTTATTCCACGCGAATTGCTCGGTGCTATCGGCGCAGTTCAACTTGATTCATCCGCTTCTAAAGCCGGTCTGAACCAAGTAATCCGTTCTCCAATCGTTCCAGTTGGTGGTCTGGTAGATATCGTACCGGGCGTTACTAACACCAACGCTGTTGCACAAACTATTGGTACTGCGGATTTGACTATCTCAAAATCCAAAGCGTACTCATTCGTATGGGCCGGTGAAGAACAACTTCAGTTGAATGCAACTGGTGACTTCAATGCCATCCTTGCAAATCAATTCCGTCAAGCATTCCGCGTTCTTGGTAATGCAATGGAAGCAGATATCGTTAATGCATCAGCATTGAACGGTTCTCGTGCTAGCGGTACCGCTGGTACTACACCATTCAGCACCGCTCTTGATCTTTCAAGCGCTGCTAACTCAGTAAAATGCCTTGACGATAACGGTGCTCCACAGTCTGACCGTTCTATCATTCTTGGTACTACTGCCGCTGCAAAAATCCGTGGTATCCAATCCTCACTGTTCAAGGTGAATGAATCTGGTACAGACGCGTTGCTTCGCAATGGTGTTATCGGCCAAATCGAAGGTTTCGATGTTCGTACTTCTGGTCAGATCAAAGCCGGTCAAGGTCAGAACAACGTAGCAGTTGGTACTGGTGCTGGTTATGTTATCTCTGGTGGTACTACTACCTTGGGCCAAACATCGATCACCGTTGGTACTGGTGCTGGTACTATCCTTGCTGGTGATATTGTTACCATCGGTGCTAACCAATACGTTGTTCAAGTTGGTATCGCTGCTCCAGGTACATTCACTATCTCAGCACCGGGTATGATGGAAACTCTTGCTAACGGTACCGCTGTAACCGTTCAAGCCGCTTCATTGAAAAACGTATGGTTGCAAAAAGCTGGTTTCTTGCTTGCCACACGTCTTCCTGCAATGCCAATCGGTGGTGACTCTGCTTCCGATCTGACAATCGTAACTGACCCAATCTCTGGCTTGTCATTCCAAGTAGCGATGTACAAACAATACCGTCAGGTAACGTTTGAAATTGCAATCGCTTGGGGTACCAAAGTTCTCCGTCCAGAATACGTCGGTGTATTGCTCGGTTAATCGCAGTAAAAGTAATAAGGAATGGGAGCTTCGTGCTCCCATTTTTGCGTTCTGAATAAATACAGAATGAAAAATTTGTGAGGCAATAAAATGGCAATTACTCTCTTGGTTGAAGACGGAACACGTGTTACGGGTGCGAACTCATACGTCAGTGTGAATGACGCAATAACGTACAACACTAACTGGAGCAACACTGCATTCACATCTGCAACAACACTTGCTCAGACCAACGCGCTTTATCAAGCCGCTTATGCGATGGATAAGCTGTATGGTCGTAGATACATCTCAATCGTACCTCCAGCATCCGCTCAAGGTCTGCTATGGCCTCGTTATGCAATCATCGGAAATGACTTCAAGATTATCGCGATGAATCAAGTTCCACAGTGCGTTATCGACGCTCAGTGCGAGCTTGCGAATATGGTGATCTCTGGTGTCAATCTATTCCCAAATGAATCTGACAATCGCTTGTACAAGAATATGCAAGTTGATATGGGTCTCAAACAGAACAAAACCTACTGGCAAAAACCTACAGACGTTGAGCACTATGACGGTTTCAGAAAGGTTGAACTCATTCTTTATGCTGTCTTAAATCCAGAAGATAACAGCAAGGCGTCACTTACCCTATGAGCCTAAATTATTCTTCATTTCAAACTCTAGCGGCAAACCTAATCGCCAACACGTTTGGCGGTATGAGCATTACTGTTAGACAGCTGAACAACAACACAATGATAACGACTGGCGTGTTCAAGGCTGGTACCACTGAGAACATTGATAACAGGGGTTACGCGACTCCTATTGGCGGTCTTGTTGGTGAGCAGTTGTACCTTCCCGGCAATCTTGCTTGGGTTCCAGATGTTGGCGGTCAAGTCGAGTACTACGTGGGCGCGACCAAATGGATTCAACGCATTGTTAAGGTGGATATCGTCCAGCCAACCACGACTGTAATTCTTTACATATTGACGGTGGAATAATGGCTCAATCATTCACACAGATTCAACAAGCGCTTGATACGCAACTCTTAACGGTAAATGGTATTACCAACGGAACTACAGGCAACCTTATCTCTGAAAACCAGACGATGAACTTGTCTTCCATTCCCAACTTTACTACACGTACCTTTGTTCGTTCAACCCTTGTCCCAAGCACAACCACGGTTGAAACACTCGGTAATGCTGGATACGTCAAGGTCAATGGTCTCTACGCGATTGATGTGATCGGGCCAATGGACAAAGGTTATTTGACTGTTAAACCGCTTGCTGACTTGGTTCTTGCTGCATTCCCACGCGGGTTAAAACTGACTCTGACAAACGGTGACGTGATCACCGTTGCTGTCGCCTCACCATCACCAAACGTTGCACAAGGTTCTTGGGCTATGAACAAACTGTACTGCGTTCAAGTCGTAGTTCAATTTTTCGGATATGTACAACCGTGACGGACTTTGTCAAAGGCATTGAAGCCATATTCGAAGCTATCGAAAAAGTTAAAAAGTTCGATCAATGTTTTGCTGACGAGATTTTAAAGCGTGTCAAGGAAAAAACACCAGTCGCGACTGGTCGCCTTCAGAACGCGTGGCAAGCCGAAATCAATCAATCCAATCACGAAATCCGCGTTTTCAATGACGCTGAAAATGACAGGGGTGAGCCTTATGCAATCTACGTCGAATACGGAACGATTCATATGCCGGGTGCTTTTATGCTGACCAGAACTCAGCAAGAGGCAGAAGACATCGTGCAAGTCGCAAAGAAGAACGCTGGTTTGTAAAGCGTTCTATAAATAATGAAACAAAATCCTCGCTGATCTATTAGGAGAACAGTATGACATACGCAACAGGCTCAGAAACCCGAATCGCTATCGTAGCGGAAACAACTCCGGGCACAACTCCAGCCACACCAACAATGATAGTCCTTCCAGTCGTCAAGTTCGAT